CGTGATCATAGTGCAGCATTACAGAAAGAAAGACATGGTCCTATTGATCCTGAACTGCTTTCAATGGCAGTCAAGGATTACATTGAACCAGTCAAGGAATGTGCCAAGATTTTCCGTAAGTGCCAACCACTGAGTGTGGATGAGGCATTGAATGGAATACCTGGAAATAAGTATATTAGTCAAATCGATGAAAATACATCCCCAGGCTATGGCCTTTCCGGTAAGAAATCTGTCATGCTTGACATTACATACAAAGAAGACACTGGAGAGAAAGTGTTTATTCCCAAGCCTGAATTGGTTGAGGATATTGAGCACATTATCGACAATGCTTCGAAAGGAATTTCTACCAATCACATTGTGAAAACAGCTGTGAAAGTGGAATCCGTAGAAGTTGATCCAGAGACTTTAAAACCCGTCAAAGACAAGAATAGAATTTTCATGGTACATCCAATGGGAGCATTTCTAGCAGTAAAGTGCTATGCGATGCCTGTACTTGAGTTCTTAATGGTGTTTAACACCACCATGGAAACAGCGGTAGGTATGAATGTCACCAACTACGATTGGGACGCATTGTACAAATGGCTCACCGACTACAGTCATGATCGAATAATTGCAACTGATTACAAGGGATTTGATACCAGTATTGACATTCAAGTTATGCTCCAAGTTTCATCCATTTTCATGTACATAGCATTGTGCATAGGATATACGGAAGAACAAGCATTAACTCTTGGACATTTGGTATACGATATCGGAAGATGCACCATGTTATTTCACGGTGCTCTCCTTGATGTTGCAGGATGGAATCCTTCGGGAACACTCATCACTGTGGCCATGAATGGAATCCCAAACTCTCTGTACCTCCGTTGTGCGTTCTTTGACGAACAGCGTAGGAAAGGAAAAGGATTGCTTGGATTCTTTCGTCAGCAACATAGATCTTTTCGAGATGTGGTGAGAGCCGCTACATTGGGAGACGATTTGATCACCTCAAACAAAGATGACTCATTTTCACAAGTTGAATTTGCTAGATTTTGCGATTCAATTGGCCTGAAGCTGACATCCTATGACAAAGGAAATATTACCTCAAGATTTTGTAATATCAAGGAGGTTGACTTTCTCAAAAGGAAATTCAGGTATGAGCCACGCGTAGACGCTGTCACCGCTCCGTTGGCATTGACATCTATCTATAAAAGCATGTGTTTGGTAAACGATTCAGAAACGGATCTGAAAACCATTATGCTGCAAAATATGGATGGAGCTCTACGTGAATTTGCGC